TAGTTCACAATCATCAACTTCTACATAGCCCGAACTGCTTTTGGTAAATTGTTCGTCCACAGTTGAACTGTTGATATAAGCCTGTGCGTTGCCTGTGATGGACAGATTGGTCATCTTGAGTCCGGCAATTCTGCCTGTAGTATTGGCAATGGTAACTGTGCCGTAGACCAAGGTGCTGGCACCTGTGGCATCATAGGTTATTAACTGTGTGTTTAAACTGGTTATAGTGGGATTTTCTGTGTATCCACCAGGATGTATCACAATGGTATTGCGGTCACCGGTGACCTGTGTGAGTGCATAAGTAATGGTCAGATATGGTCGTAGTATGGTTCCTGTGCCAGTGCTGTCGTTGCCGTCTTTGCTCACATGCATTTCAAGATCAAAACTGGTGCTGATGTTGCTACCAACAGGTGCGCCGTTGACCAACAAGGTTCCGCCATCCACACGGATGGGCGTGTTTCCAATATAGATTGTATTGTTGCTGACCCATAAGTCCCGCCATTGACGAGTTTCACTGCCCAGGCTGTAGGTCACATTGGCGGCAGGAAGAATGTTACCCGACACTGCTAGTAAATTGGGTATCAAGGCATTTGCCGCAGACACATTGGCATTGATTAAATTGATTTGTGTTTGCTGTGTAGCTGCATTGGCTATCAAACTGGTATCTATTCCGGTGATGGCACTTATGGCAGCGTTGGCTGCGGCCACATTGGCCTGTATACTTGTTATAGTTGGATCTGTTGGAATGTAAGCAGCAGCGTTTACATTGCTGTAAGACCCAACTACTCCTCCTGCCACTATAACATTACCGCCGGTAGTTACACCATCATGGATACGTAAAGTTTTTGCTTGGGTGTCTACAGTAATTTCACCGTTAATGCCGGTGTAGGCTGCATTCTGTACAGTATTGCCTCTTTTGAATAAAACTTTTGTTACGTTTACATTTGCTGTCATGGTAATTGTCCGCTATCAATAACAACCTCATTTAGATTAGGCGCCGGGCTGGTATCGGCGTAGTAAGCAGGAAGCACTTCTAAATCTATCGGCGCTGTCCAATTGGCGTCTACATATATCACACGTTCGCTGCCAGTGGCAGTTTCTATTGTTTTTAGTGTTAGTTTGTATAATCTTTGATCTAGACTGTTTACATCTGATTGTAAAACAGTAAAAGTTCCGCGCCCCCGGGCTTGATCAGTAAAAGTGACTGCATAACTGTAAGCAGTTATTTCATTCAATGAATCTTGAATTTCTGCTTCTAAACTGTAACCAGTCAAATTAACTGGTTTTTGATCCTGATTGAGCACAACAACTTGTAAGGTATTGTCAATACCTTGGTATATTTTGATAGGGCGACTGTACACGACTCTGTTCCTTGGTGAGAAAATACTCTGATCCCATATTTGGACCGTGACTGTATTTGGGTATAAATAAGCTAGAATTTGCATTATCTTGTATTTATTGAAAAATGGATGAACCCAATTACCAGCAACTACTAAAAAAATATCCGTTCTTAACTTACCTTGTATACGGTGGCAATGAATACATAGGAGTGATTCAAAATCTTGACGAAGTAATTACTACAATTTACGATTACGGTGCGTTAAGAACCTTAGAGCAAAAACAACAATTTCTAGAGCTAGCAGAGACTTGGTGGTGGGAAAGCAATAGGTTGATCCCTATCAATGTGTTTCTAAAAGCAGAATGGTCACCGTTTAGAACAGTAGTCAAAACTATGAACAGCAAAGATGTGGAAATCAAGTTTGGCCCGCAAGTGAGCCTAAAAGAAATTGCTGCCAAACGCAGCAAAAGAAGAAGTATTACTCTTGTTCGTAAGCTTGGTTAAGCAGGTTCATATTAACTGCTACTAGATGTGCATATCCCACTGCATGAGCCTTTTTAAAATAGTAGCTGTCGTCTGCAGGTCGTTCCCACACAGTTTCCGCTACTTTAGCCCAAGGTAATCCGATTAAATGACGCTTTGCAGGACGAATAACAGACAAGAACATGGCCAGTCTTGGGATACTATTTACAGCTTCTGGCATCCGTATCAGTGTATCGTAATGTGCGCCTATATGAATAAGACGGCTGCAAAAATCCGGATTATATAGCCTATCCCACGCAGGATCTTGACTCATAAGCTCATGCAGATGTTGTTCGGAATTAATTTGTTGATATAATCCTACATTTAGAATATCTACCTTGATGTAGCCATGCTCTTCTGCAGTTTCATAATCTATGCTTGCACGACCAGTAAAAGGATCTACAGGAATATCTGTAAAATACACGCCTGTATTGTGTTTGGCAATTTTGTTGTCGCGAATTATTGATGCAGCAGTATGCTTGAGAACAGACAGTGCTTGCTCTCTATCAGCTACATCTATATCAATATCACTTGAAAATTTCATAGTCCTGCTTCTTTAAGCACATGTTTACACCACTCTACATCGGCCATGTAATCCTTGAACTTACGATTCCAGTAATCAGGATCAATCCAAGAAAGAACAAGGGCCAAATGCCCCTCAGTAACAGACTCGAGAAACTCAATACCACTATCGCAGTTGTAAATAACCCAAGGACTAATGCGACCAGTGGTAATATGATAACAAATCCTATTATGATTGCCGTACTTGAAATAATGGCTAAAGCTAGCAAGACCGCTATCTCCATTGGCGTACTCTTCCATGGTTGCCAGGCCTCGCTCGAGTGCGTCTTGGACTGCTTCCTTTTTAACATATTCATTTAGCCATTCTTCATAAAATTTGTCCTGACACCAATGGTCTATTTTTTTGTTATTTTTTAATAACCAAGCTGTAAAGCTGTTAGGATTAATACAGCGAATAGCAACCAGGTGTCTACCGAACTTAGTAAAAGCATTGTAGTACGGACTTGCAACAAAATCACTATAGCTTTTAAGCTTTGCACTACCTTGTGTAGTTTCATAAAATTGTAAATACGCTCTAAGTCCAAATTGTACTCCTGTTTCGGTTTCTTGTTGCCAACGCCGCTTTGGTTCGCACAGATGCGCTGCTAGTGTGCTTTCTCGTCTAAATTCTCGTTCACAGTATTTACACTTATAGTTCGGCTTTGATTCTGCGATCATCCCATCCATGCTCTCGAGCTAAATTTTTAATGTCTTCTGTAGTGTTTATTTTGGCCAATAATTCTAGTTCATCTTCGTTGTATGTAGGATACACTTGTCTTAAAAATTTTACCGCTTTGTTATTACTACTTTCACGCTTTTTTTGTTTGATCCAATCATGGCGAAATGATCCCATGCCCGGACTTACTGTTGTTGCTGATAGCCACTGTAGTTCTGGATACTTTGCTAAATCAAAAAAATGTTTATTTAGATTCTCATTGCAGGACAATAGATAATATTGTTGTAATTCTGTACTGCCTTGAACCGAACTTCCCCATCTAATCATGAGAAAATTGCTAAACTTTTTTCGTTCTTCATCAGTTAATTCGCGATAAAACATTCGGTCCTTGGTATCAAAGGATCGCATTTCGTTGGCAATGTTTAGTTTATCGCTCATACTGGATGATGTGGGACCGAATCGTCTTGTTGACTAAGTGCATGAATTAGTTTAACACGATCTAATGCGTCTTGTAAAGCAGGATTTGTTTTTGCAGCACGATGGATTTCACCCCAAAGTTTTGAATCCATTATATGGTCGTGTAACGGTCTACCGTCACTAGTTCTAGGATCGTAATCCCTACCTATTTCAAATCTTTGATCGGGCGGGTCTCCAAATTTTCTTGCATACACAACACCATCGTGTCTTTCGTAAACATAGGTCGCCCCAGGTTCTAATCTTGCCATACTGTTACCAACACTTCGAATAATCAACCACTTCACTTTGCCTTGATATATCTTTTACAAAATAGGCACACAAGGGTTCATGTTGTCCTGTTTCTAAAGGCACAGCTAGTAACTGTCCGGGCTTGAGTTTTGGAAAGTACCATTTGACATCTTGATAGATATCAATGATCTCGATTTGTTGGAACTCAGGTTTAAAACTGCTAATAGGATTAAAACAAAATACGCTAAAGCCACGATCATTGATACTAGTTAATGGTACTACTTCTAGATCCCCAAGATCAGGTTCACCAATCAACACATGCCAGTCTACAGGCATCTTAATTACGCTTTCTCCTATTCTTAGAACTAGTGCAGGACTATTAAAACTTTCCAAGAAGATCAGAGGAATATAAAAATAGTCTGGTGTTCTAGGGTCAGAATTATCCAGTACTGCAAATCTTAAATCCTCGATTTCGTCCGGGATCTCATTGAGCTCGTAAGCTATGTTGTCTAATGTAAGTATTCTCATTGTTGTAAAAGTAAAATTGCCGCTTGTTCTTGCGTTACAAAATCCGTATGAAAAGTGTATGGCTCATTTGGATTTTTTCTTGCATACTCGTATATGCAAAATGATTTTGATAAAACCTCGTACGGTATATTGTGTTCTTTTAATTGAGAGAACCAATATCCTAATGCCCACATGTCTGTATTATATTTTAATACAGGATCATACATATCTGTAAAATATCGCTTAATAGATTCTCTTCTCGAATCACCTATAAAATATTTGTATTTTAGATCCGGCTCTTCACCTATTAGTGTAGGAATAGTATCGCTAATATAATCACCATTACGAAAATTAGTCCAGCTTAGATCGTAAATATTTTCGTTGGTAAGTTTTAATTCTGTTCTTCCGCTGTCTGTAGTGCCTATAATAACTCGAGACGCTCTTAGTTCAATAGCTTCTTTAATCTGAAAACAAATGTCTATATTACCACATCCGGGCCGGGCCAAACTCAGTGCGCCCATTATTTCACTAAAATGTTGTCCGGCGGCAGCAGGATCCGGAGCCATGAAGCTGTCACCGCATACCACTATCATTCCCATTCAGCCTTTTCTACAGTGAACGGATAGTTGGCTTCTTTGTAAAAAGCTTTTCTTTTTGTTAGGTGCCGTTTGGCAAACTTGCAGGTGCTGGTTATGTCCCAGATCTGAACAAAATCTTTGTCTTCAGCTTTGCGAATACCTCGCCCAATTGATTGAATAACTCTAACAAAAGACTTGCCAGGCTCAAGGAGAACAAGATTAAAAATGCGGGGAATATTAATACCAACAGCAGCAACACCGTAGGTAGCGATAATGATTTTGTCTGAAGCTTCTGCCACCTCGTCATAATGTTCTTTACGCTCCCCGGCCTTGGTTGCTCCGCTTACAAATACACTACCCGGCAATCGTTCGGCTAATGCTCGACCTGCGCTAATTCTATCTACTAGAATAAGTGTATTGCCCGAATCAACAATAGTACTTATCAATCTAGCAATGTAGTCAAGTCTTTCCGCCGTTTCAATGAGATATTTTAATTCACTTTGATAGTTTGCGTATTCTTTGTGATCAACCAACTGTACCACATTCACATGGCATTGCGCCAAGTGTCCGGCTTCTTGTAGTTCACTGGCACTTAGTTGTCCTACAACCGGACCAAGCATGCAGTTGATACTCTGTCTAGCGTAATCTTCTTTGGGTATAGTGCCTGTTAATCCCCAACGGATGGGCACCTGTGCAAATGGTCCGCTTAATAATGTTTTTAATGCATCGGCTTTGGCTTGATGTGTTTCATCTACTATAACTGCTACTACGCCTTCTAGAAACTCGCCAATGGTAATTTCGGCTTCGGCATTCTTGGTGTTCTTGAGTAGATTGTTTAGGCTCTGCCAAGTACATATAGTATGTGTGCGATTATATTCTTTTCTATCGCCAAAATATACACCCACATCTAGTTCAAGATTAACAAAGTCATCTTCGGTTTGTGTAACTAGACTTTTGTTGGGTACAATAATGATACTGCGCCCATATGCGCTAACGGAGTCTGCCAGTGCAGCCGTAATGATTGTTTTACCTGCTCCTGTGGCCACTTCTTGTACGCATTGTGGATTGGATAAAAATCTATTGATAATTTCTGGCTGATAGTCTCTAAGTACAATAGGTTCGCCAGCTCGGGGATGACCCTTGGGCCAAGTTTTGTGATTGTATGTGTTTTCGTCTACGGTTTCAAAATCAAATGTAGTACGGTAACTTCTTGTATCTTCTACCGCAATGTCATAACCTTGTTCATCCAGGTAAGGCAGTATCTCAGGCAGCAAGTTGATATATGTAGTGCCGCCAAGATTGAAGAACGGTATCTTACCATCCCAACGACCAAGACGAACGCTAGGCTGATACCTAGCGCCGGGTATTTCGTATTTGTATCGCTTGACCAAAGCTGTTCTTGTGTTAAGATCCAAGCCTTCAATCTTTACATTTACTTCGTCTCTAATTAATAGTTTAGCCTGCATTACTTTTTATTTTTCAGTGTGTGTATATTATACACTTCTGTAGCAAAATACACAACTTTTTCTGCCTCCTGTATCAACATAGATTTTTCACCTCCGTGCATCATACCTTGACCACTAATCAACAACGGAATGGGTTGATTCCAACTGGCACTGAACTTGTTAAAATAAATTACATTTTTATCTACTGTGACCTGTGGCTTTTTTAAAGTCTGCACTTGATGCACATCTTGTTCCGGAAAGTACTTTCTAACAAATCCGTCTAACAGTTTACCACTCATATCCGGCTCGTAAACATAGACGGGATATCTGTTGGCAATGTCAGCGTACTTGATAACATCCTCAAACACTGAAACATCGCTGTTGGGTGCAAATTTGGTTTCTTGTGCCTGCATCAAGTTACAGATTCTAGCATTGTACTTGAGAGTGACATCAATCTGTAGTGGTTCATCTACGATATATCCATACACCGGAGCCATATCAACTAGTAGATCTAAATTACCGATACCAAATCCGCATAGATTATCAATGGCTTCAACTAAAGTTCGAGCAGCATTAGTAATAGATAAACCGTCGATGGTCCTTACCAGTTTGATCTCATACGGCTGCGATTCGCAGGCTTCTATTGCCTCTATATATCTAGCAAACTCTGGTGCTATTTCAAATTGATGATTCTGTGCAAAGCCGTTGGCCGCTACCACATTAGTTTCTGTAATGGCCAGACTCCATGCACGATTGGCGGCATCAAAGCGCCAACGACCTTGACTAATTTTAGATAAGTCTCTTAGGTCATTAATCAGTGTTGTCTCGTAAGGAAACTTTAAAACAATTGAATCATGGTCAATATACAATAACCTACGACGGTCAATTTGTCTAATGCCCAGTCTGTAGGTAGGATGTTCAACTGGAGAGACATCAATGTCCAGTTTTTCCAGTTGCCTGCGGTACTTGAGAACCAGTTTGACCGCTAAGTCAGCTTGCCGGTCTGTCAATGGTCGGCCGCTTTGTGTTGTCTGACTCATGCTGCTGAGTATTTGCACATCGTACCTGGCCAAACTTACAATAGGCGGTGTACTGCTAAACAAATCGTATATACGGCCAGTATCCGGATTACGGTCACCGTTTATAACTTCAATGTAGTCTTCAACTGACGGGAATCTTTTCATTGTACAAGTATACTACTTATTGAAAGAAAAGTCAAAAAAAAGCCCCACCTAAGCGGGGCAAAATCCGGAAGTAAAAGGAGCTAACAAAAACCCCCGGCAATACCTGCTTACGCAGATTTCATACAAGTCGTTTGTGCAAGGGCGGCCCATTTGGTAGGGAAACTCTTGTACAGCTGACCAATCTTGATTGCCATACGCAAGCTCATTTCACGAAGCC